AGCGCCCCCATGCCTGCCACCGCAATGGCCGCCATGCCCTGGACATTCTCAGGTAGCTCCATCCCCGCCTTGCCCAACGCCAGGGCCAGCTTGATGGCCCACCACTCCGCACGGAAGGCGTCCATTTCCGTGATGAGGTAGCTCTTACCGTGGTCGCGTCCGGCATCCTTGGCCGGCTTCGCGGGGACCTTCTTCCCATCTACTACTGTTTCAGGCACAGCCGGCTGTGCCGGTGTGTCAATTGTCACCAGTTTCGTACGTAGGGCCATGCGTGCGGCTCCCGTGTTGTGTTGTAATTACAGACCGGCGGGCTGGATGTCATCCCAGGTAATCTGCCACACCGTGGGCTCCAGGATCTTCTTGCCAGATGGGGGGCCAGGGACATTCGGCCCCAGGTTGCCGTTGGAGAATTCCCACACTTCCAGCGTGGACGGAATCACCAAGTTGCCATCGAACAGAACGATTTCGTGTGTGGCGTTCATGACGCCCAGAATCTGTTGGAATACGAGCCGAGAAAGAGAGTCCGCCTGTAGGTGGACATCCATCTCTTTGTTGGCCGGGACAAAGCCCGCAGACTTCTTGCCATCCACGCCCTTGACCGCGCGGGCCGTTTCATACGGCGCGATGCTCCAGGCGTCCTCCGTAGCGAAGCCTTCGATGACCTGCGGGATCGGGAACACGGTAGGGCAGGTAATCGTCAGGACCGCGTTGGCTGATGTGATTGTTCGGGGCATGGCCTAACACCTTACTGGACGAGAGTGGAAGACAGGGTGAGCTGATGGACGAAGCCGCCGCTGGTGTACCAGAAAGTCATGACGGGCGTCCCACGTACACCGCGCACCTGAGCACCTGGGTCCAGAATCTGGAGGTACCAGCCCTGGGCGTACAGTGTGCTGGATTGGTCACTGCCAATCGCCTGAATGAGCGATTGGATCTGTGAACTCGACAACACAACACCAGATTCAATGGTGCCATTAGTGACGGCCTGTTGAATGGGCGTTTTGAGCACGCCGCGAAGCGACGCGTAGCCACTTTGATTGTAGGGAGCGCCACTGGGCGTATTGGTCTCATACTCCAGCAACGCAAGTTGCAGTTGGCTGTTGAGGTAAATCTGGGCCACGTATTCGTCAATCCAGTCCCAGTTACCGGAAATCTGACCCTGACGCAGATACTGGAAAGTCTGATTGCGGGTCGCAACAGCTGCGTAGTAGTTGTACCCGTTCGCGTCCAGATTGGTCGAAATGGTCAAGTCCGTGACGACAGGGGTCAAGTTCGGATTGGACCGAAACTTGTAGTCGATGTTGCCGTTGGTGGCACTCCAGTTGGTACTGGCAGCGCAACCGAGAATGAAGGCGGCCTGGAGCCCGTACGTGGCCCCCACGGGGGTATAGAGCGCCACACGACCATTGAGCGCCGAAGTCACGCCGGCAAAGCTCGTGGGGGCCGCACCCTGAGTCACGGTCACGTCCGTATCTTCGGCTGCGTAGAAGAAGGCTTCGTTGCCAGCCGGGCTCACCGCGCTGATGGCTTGAGCAAAGGCGACCTTGACCGGGCCACCGGTCGCTCCATTGTCGGGGTCGAAGCTCGTGGTAAGGCCGGCCCAGTTGAGGGTCTGACCCTGCACCATGGCCACGAAGGCGGCTGGGTTGGCGATGGCGGCCCCGGCCGACGTAACGGCGCCGGTGGCCAGCGTGAGGAACATGGGCGCGGCAAAGGACCCCGTGGCGAAACCCACGGAGCTGGAGCCGCCGGTGGTGCCCGAGGTAATCAGGAACTCACCCAGTTGACTGTCGTAGGTACAGGTAGCGGTCGTGGCACCAGCCGTCACAAGAGCGGTCTGGATGAGCGTGGCCGCATTGCTGAAGCTCGTGGCGCTTGAAAGGTTGATGCTGGCGGTAGTGTAGGGCGTGCCGTCGATTGAGACGGTGAGGACGCCCGTAACGGCCTGGATGGCTGACAAAGTGAGCCCCGGCCCACTACGCAGGTAGCCGGCCACGGCGGTTTCATTGTACTGGGCAAAACCCAGGGTTCGCGGCAACAGCGTTCCGTTGTTGAAGCCGCTGAAGTAAATCTTGGCCATTGCGGCTTCGGCGCTGTTCACACCGAAGAAATTCTGGACAGCCTGGAGCCCGGCCAGAAATAGTACGGTACCGATGGGCACGCGGGTGGACAGGGTACCAATCAGTCCGTTGAGCACTAGGGCGCTGCCACCTGTGCCCAGGACACCTGGGATAACGGTCACGTCCGCACTGGCGGGAATGGATTTTGCAACCACGGGGTAGGCTCCGACTGACTGGAACTATGTCTAATCGAAGCATACCACCCGGATTATGTCACGCCAAACGAATCTACGGCGGGAAGGTCTCGTCCACGTTTTTCACCTTGACTTTGAAGGTGGTCGCGGATTGCTGAGGAACCGTAATCACCGGGTTGTACTGTAGGTACATTTCGACGATCCACCGGTTTTCGTACTGCTCTTCCCCATTGACCAGGGCGGCTTGCATGGGGTCTCCGTCGTAGAGGGGAGCGCCCACGCTCGCTAGGAACGCGCAGCCATAGTCATCACGCCATAGGGCCGTCACGCCCCTGGACCAGTCTTCCGCCAGGGGGCCGTAGAAGTCCAACCGCACCTTCACCTTCGTACCCACTTCGACTTCCATTTGCTGGTCAACGGTGTATGTATGGACGTTAGTCCTCAGCCGTCCCATGGTGAAGAGCTGCATGTTGACGAAGGCCGAGTCAGGCATGGCCACGAGGTTTATTTGCCCACGGGTCACGACCACGGTCTGGCTCGTAGCCGGATCTGTGCCAATGACAGCTTGGACAAACTGGCCGATGATCGTATAGAGCTGAGCCGACGTAATGCTGATGTTCATGGCAAGCTCGTGAAGGTCTGCATGACAACGGCAAGGTGACACCAGTCGGGCCACGTTTCCAACACGGCTGCAACCTTCCAGAAGTAGGACGCGCCACCCGGCACTTGTGGGAAATACAACAAGTCCCCACCTTTCTGGTCCGCGCGTACAATGCCCTGGGTATTGCCGTACATGTGTACGGAGCGTAGGACGCCCTGGATATTCACCAAGTCCTTATGCGCGAGCCAGCGCCCGGTCAGGGCCTGGACTTGGATGGGTACATTGACGGGTGCCGCATACGCGGGCACCTGGGCAAACGTCGCGTCTTGCGTGAAGCCATTGGACTTGTAGTATGGCACCAGCAAGTCCGGGTTAACGGTTGTGATGGCGCCGCGCACTATGCCGTGAAGATTCATAATAGGTGGACCAACTTGCAATGCTTACCGTTGGGCAATGTGGCCCAACAGGAACGCCACGATAAAACACCATCAACCTTTATGATACCTTCGTAAGTCGTCAACCATTTGCGCCACACGCGTGCGTACAGCCGATTTAGAATGTTGTTCATACACCTGTCACCCTGAAACCAACGTTGGCTTTCATGATGCCTTCGTCTGTCAGGGGTTTGTTAAACCCCTTGATTGCCACGGTCACCTTTGAGTTAGGTGGCTGTGACCAGACTTCTATGTAATGCACGATGTCATCCTTGATGCTTTCGCCCATCAATTCCAACACCTTCCGAGCATCATAACTATGGGCTTTGGCCAAGTCTGCAATGTCCTGCGGCCAGTAACTCTGATTGGCTCGAATGGCTGCACCCATGAAGTCACGGGGTGGGGTCTTCTTCGTCCCATAGATGTTCCAGAATGCCACCTGGGCCACCGGGACCGGTTTACGCTTCCCGCCGTTTATGCGGAACTTCTGGCGCGTGGTGTACGCTGGCGGATAAGTGGCATCCTCAAAGAAACCAATTTGCACCTTGCCCGCAGTGCCCAACTTGTCAGCGATAGACTGTAGCGCTTTGCGCATCTTGTCCCCGCCGTTCCAACAAACAGTTTGTTGAGCCATGACCTATGAGCAACCGCCGTTATACCCCGGAAATCCCGTACCCACGGGGCCAATACCAATACCGCACGAACACATGCCCAACGGGCCACCGCACTGGCCACATGACGTAGCCGGCGGGGGCGCATAGCGAAAGGCCCGGTATTTGGCCGTCTGTTGCCAATACAAAGCACCCCAACGTGTCTGGATGTAAAAAGCTTGGCCCTGGGGGACGTTGGTGGCGCTGTACTCCGCGCGGACCGACACGCTACCCTCGTGGGCGTCACTGACTCTGCCCACGATACCGGGCGCAGGGGTCACATTGCCGGCGCCATCGTTGCTACCGAAGCGCAAGAAGCAAACATGGGCCGTGAGTAGGTATAGGAAGTACTGGCGTTTATTTGCGTCCCGGATCGGGGACCGGCAACTGTTGCTTAGTAGAAACGTGGCATCAGTAAAGGCCGTTGCTGCCCACGCCTGATTGATTCCAGCGAACTCTGGCATTTGCGTAGCGAATTCGCTGAAGACAAATTGCACTACCCCGTGGACCGGGGGAGTATTTGGCGGACATGCAACAACGGCCATGACTGTTATGCTCCGACGTAGCGCTCAACTTTCCTTTCCACATCCTTCATGCCCACTGGCAAATTCTTGGGCTTCAGCTTTTCCAGACCGGTCCTCAGCTCGGCCATGGCTTTGCCCTGGGCCGCCGCGTCCTTCGCGTCATCCTGCGCAAAGATAAAGCCGCCCTTGATAATCTTGAAATCCTTCTTTTCTTTCTTGAAACGTTCCCAAACATCTCTGGCCACGCCTTCGGTGATGCCCCATTCTGCGCCGGCCGTGCGCATGTGGGAAATGCCCTTCAGGCCAACCGACACATAGTCGGGGTCATCACGCTCCCCTAATTCGATCAGGAAGCCGTTGGGAAGCTTGCAGTAGACCGTCACCGTTGTGGTGCTGTTGGTCTGGTTGCTGGGGGTGTTGGCCGTACTGTTGGTACCGCTATTGGGATTCACCGGGGGTGTTGGGATGGTGGGGGATTGCGTGCCGCGTGCATTGCCGTTGCTCATGAGAAGAAACTCCAACTTGAAATTATAGATAATTCCCCTGGAGCGCTTTCGCTGACCGTTTGCCACGGAGTCTGAACGTACCCAGTTACCGGGCCGGTACCACGATTAAAAGCGGCACAGGAGCCGTCCAGAACGTTAGCATAAACGTCCTGCCCGATATAAGCCCCACCCAGGAATCGCGCCCAGAAGTCCCCGCGTCGTGCAAGGGTCAGCTCAAAGCCGCCCCTAGAAATCCAGGCCCGCTGGGTGCGATCCCAGTAAGTCCGACGCCAATCGTATGTCGGCCAGTATTGATTATCCAAAGAGGGACGATATACGAAGCCCAGAACATCCGTCGCATGCTGTTGGGCGGAATAGACAAGCCCGGCCGTCAAATCAGCCCAGGCGAAGCGGCCAATGGCTACACCGGCTGGATTCGCAACTAGAGCGCCCTGGCCAGCAAGGATCTGAAAGCGGGGGTTGTATGAAGCGAAGGCGCCTTCCACCGCGTGGGAATTGCGATAGAAGGCGCCCACAGTGTCACATTACGAAACGGTCATCTGACCAATCAGGAAGCTGCGGAAGACGACAGTGCCGCTGGTGCCCTGGCTCTTCTTCTGTTTCCAGCTCGAAGTATCCTGCACCACCGCGTGAGCCCGCAGCTTCTCCGTGAAGCTACAGGTGGTGGTCTCCTGACCTTCCAACTCTTCAACGATCAACTGCACCAGCTCACCCGACTGGGTGGAGAATTCCGGAGCCGACACAATGCGGATGGCCGGGAAATTCTTCTTGAGCTGGTCATGAACGTTGACGTTGAACTCGTTCGTTTTGGCCAGATTCACTTCCTGAGTCGGGCTCATCGCCAGGACCATGCGCATATCCTGCGACACCAAGCCGTTGGCCTGGGCCTGGATCTGTTGGAACAGACGGCGGATGTCGTCGTAGATGATGGCGCTGGTCGTGCCAGACTGGCTCCAGGGGCTGGTGGCCGCGATCGGCGCATACAGCGTGGGGTCATTCAGGCCGCCATAAATCTGCAACCCGCTGATGCCGAAGAAGTAGCTGGCGTTCTGGAACTTATTGAGCAACAGGACGCTGGCGATGTTCAGCCGGCTGGCCTGATCGATCTTGGCCAGAGCTGCCTTCGCCATTTCCCGCTCACCCCACTGGGTGAAAGTCTGGTAGTGGTAGCACTGACGCTGCGGGAAGTTCGCGTTGATTTCCACACTGCCGTTGGCGCTGAAATCGCCATAGCTGGAAACCTCACCCTGTGACTCGATCACGGAGAAATAAATGTCCTCCGTGGTCCAGTCACCTTTCTTCTCTTCCCCGTAAATCTGGGCGGCCTTCATTGGCGCGACCAACGCCTCAATCAACTTGGGATCAACCCAGTTGGTGAGGAAGCCAGGAATGCCGGCGTTCGCGACCGTCACCAGCTCAGGTTGCGCGTCAAACGCACCCCATTCGCGGGTCACCTTGCCGGTATCAGGGTCAGTGATCTCGATGGAATCACGAGCCGCAACGCGAAGCGCGGTGACGGCCAGTTCCTCCATGCTACGATCATGGAAATGAAGGCCCCGTCTTTCCGCAGCGCGCGCAAGAATCGCGGCGCCGTGCCCGGCCTTCATAGCCGCATGGAACGCTTTTTGGTCAAATACAACGCGCATTGGTTTATCCCCAGGTGGTGATTTTCGCAAGCTCGCCAGCCGCAGCCGGTGAGTCAACAAAGAACGCAGTCTCTACACTACCAGCCGCCGTGAAAGCTGTCGCGGAAATCGTGACGCCTACGAGACTGGTTTGATACGTACCGGCGCCGTTCGCCGTACCCGAAAGCTGTTGGAGGATGGCAAACGCTTGACCGCTGGCTGTGTCAGTCCACACGTCACCAACGTTCACGCTGCCTGTGAAGGTGCCCCCAACAGTCAACACGCCCGTATTGGCCAGGGACGATGAAGAACTGGTGGCGGTCTGCGTGGACGTACCGGTGGCCGCCGCATATGCCGAGCCATCCTTGTAGTTGGCAAACACTTTCTGGCCCACGGTGGCGCCGGCTGCAAAGAGCGCCCAGAAGTCACCGTTGTTGTACAGGGTGATAATCTGGCCCACGACATAGGCGTAGGTGGTGGGAGCCAGATACTGGTACATGGGAATTTCAGCTTCGCGATGCACAAAGCCAATTTCCACACCGGTTTCACCCTGGTAGCTGCCAACAGCCTGCATGCCTTCGGCCACGCCCGTACCGGGATTTCCATGCACAGTCATGTTGCTGAAGTCAACCAAGGCCGGGTTTTGATTACCCCAGGCAAAGTTGCCAACGATGGGGGAACGCGGCGGGGCAGCGGCAATGAAGCCACCCGGTCCCGCTTCCACAACGGTGCGCAGGTTAGCGCTGGCGAAATCGCCTGCTTGACCAACGCCCGGCTGGATGTTGACTTGAGTCTGAAAGCCCATGGTTTAAGTTCCCCAACTCGAAATGACGGCCACTTCACCGGCGCCGCACGTACGCTTGACAATGAAGTTGGTCAGGATGGCATTGGACGTGACGGCTTCGCCGGCAATCGGCCCCTGGGCCACACTGATGCGATAGGTACCCACACCACCGGGCGTACCTGAAAGCTGGCCGGTAATCTGGGTTCCCGTGGTGATGCCGGAACCACTCAACACGTCACCGGCGCCCAGGGTGCCCGAAGCTACGGCGGTGGCGTCCAACACCGTGGAAGTCGAAGTGATGGCTTCAGCGCTGGATACGGTACCACTGGCATTGGCGCTCATCACATAGACGCCAACACCACCAGGAGTGCCAGAAGTCTGCGACAAGATGGTGGTGTTGGCGGGAATATCCGTACCTGTCACCGTGTCGCCAATAGACAGGATGCCGGAAACAACCGAAGCAATGGTCAGGTTGGGCGTGGCCGTCACCAGAGTACCGGTGCCGCTGAAGCCAATGGAGCCCGTCAGACTGTCCGCGACAGGCGTAGTGTTGGCCGCGATGGGTGCGCCCGTGGCCGGGTCCGCGTAGACCTTCTGGCCGGGGCTCGCGCCACCCGCGAACTTCGCCCAAAAGCTGCCCTGGCTGAATAGAGTGATGGGGAAGCCCTGATTGACCACGTACGTGGAAATACCCAGGTACGTGACAATGATGGCCTGCTCTTCACGATGAAGGAAGCCAAGCTGACCGTTGGGGTCAAACCCCTGCGACACCGCGCCCGTGTTCAAGTCGGCCCAGGCAAAATTGCCCACGGTCAGACCGCCAGGGGGCGATACGAGCTGACCCACAGCACCTTGACCGCCAGCACCGGGGGTGCCGTACGGAATGTTGGAGCCCAGGACCACCGCACGAATATTCACGCCGTAGAAGTCACCCGCCTGTCCCGGAGCCGGCTGGGCGTTGACGATGGACTGAAAGCCGCTGTTGGTAACCTGAGTCATGGTGCTTTACGCCTGCCACGTGGAAATTTTGCCCAGTGTGCCCTGACTCGCGGTCATGGTCTCGCTGGCACTCTGGACGTACGCCAGATTGGTGGTGTAGACACCATCTCCGCCGATGGTGCCCGACACCTGACCGGTAATGATGGTGGCCGCCGTGATATCACCATTTGCCCCGGACAGCAGCATTCCGGCCTGGATGGGTCCATTGGTCACGCTGCCCGTCACCGTCAGCTCAGGAAAGGCGAATGGGCCAGGAGAACTGGCACCATCACCCAGGAACTGGCCCGTGAAGGTCGCGGCGCCCTGGACAGGCTGCGCGAGTTTCCAGCGGGTCTGCTGTTTGCCGTAAAGGGTGATGGTCTCCGCCGAGATGTTGCCGGCGGGGGCCTGATTCAACTGGACCGTGCCCGCACCACCCGTGCTGGAAATCAGCGCGGTAATAAAAGTCCCCTTGGGGATGCCTGCGCCAACAACCACCTGACCCACCGCGACTGTACCCGAGGGTGAGCCTGCAATGGTCATGACGCCCGTGGCCGCCACAATGGCGCCCGTGGCACCCGTGATGGTCACACCCTGGCCGGGAGCGCCCGCCGACGCCTTACCGGTCACAGGGTCTGCATAGACCACCTGTCCGGCCGTCGCTGGTGTCTGACCGAAGAAGTCAGCCCACACGTCACCCTGGACAATGCCAGTAACCGGAAAGCCCTGCTGCACACCAATGCGCTGTTCACTCAGAAACTTGGTGATGACAGTCTGGTCTTCACGATGAACGAAGCCCAGGACACTGTTGGGCTGGAAATAGTTGGACGCGAGTCCACCGGCCGGAAGCTGGCCATCCACCACACTGTCATCCGTGGCGTAGTTGAACCATGCGAACCGGCCAACGATAAGGGCTTCCGTGGTCGGGCCACCAAAGCTGGCCGGATAATCAGGGGCCGCCGTGTAACCGCCCGGTGGTGCCGTGACCGACATGCGCGGGTTGGCTCCCGCGAAGTCGCCAGCGACGGCCGGGGGCGGCTGTAGGTTGACTCGATTCTGGAAGCCCATGTGGGTGTGCTCCGATTACAGGCCGATGGAAGCCAGGGCCGCCTTCGCATCGGCGCTGGGGGCAATCTGGGCATCCAGGGCCTGGGAAGCGCCGGCCGTCTTGCGGGCCTTATGGATGCCCCACACGGTCGGGAGTGCCGAAGCATGAATGGTGTCGGCGCCGGTCACCTTCTCCTTGGTCAGCGCGTGTCGGTAAACGGCTTCCGCACTATCCAGGGCAACGTTGCCCACGACATCGGCCACGTCCTGGCGAGCTGCGACCAACGCACGCTCTTTGTCCAGGGCATCTTTGACCGCCGCAGCCGCCGCGTCATTGGCCAGCTTGGTGGCTTCGTCTTTCGTCACGGTATCCACTTTTTCGTCCTTTGCGGCGGCTGGGTTGGGCGCTCCACCTTCGGGCGCCCGGCCAGTTGCCGGGTTGATATTTCCGACCTTGCCGGTGTCATCTTTGGCGGGGGCCTTGGAGCCGCAGCCCGCCGCGCCACAGTCGCAGCTTTCGCCGTGGACCATCTTCTTCAGCGCATCCTTGGCCGCAGTGTTCGCCTTGTCCGTGGCCAGCGCTTCCAACGGAATAATGACCGCGTCCAGGGCCGCGTCCAGGGCGGTCTGTTGTTCGGGGGAAACGGTGACACCAGCCAGGGCGGCAACCACAGCTTCAACTACAGACTTGCGCTTGAACATGACTGGTTCATCTCCGATAAAAGGGTCTTCATCCGCCACCAGCACGTCCGGGCCAGCCCGCCCAGCTTTCACGATGGTGACATGGTTTCCGATAATATGTCGCATCACCCCATCGTACGCAACTCCTTCTGGAGTGTGGCCGGGGGTCATGTCGGGTTCATAGCCGTATCCGCAAGACAATTGCCGCTTCTTGCGCGTCTTCACGTCATCTACGGAATCGCCTACCCAGATGGCCATCGGCGCCTGAAGATAGGGATATTTGAACCGGACGCCTGAGCCGATGGTGCCCGCTACTGCGTGAAGCTCCGGATTGTCCGCATCAGTGACAATGTGCTCATCCATGAGCGGAACCATGTCGAACGTGTGAGCGGCCTTGGCCAGCTCATCAGGATGACGCCATAGCATGTACACCTTGGCCGCATCCAGGCCAAGCGCTTGATACCCAGGGATTTCTTTACCCAGGTATGGGCAAACGTTCGCTTTGGAAATATTGGTCCATTCGACCTTCAGCCGGCCAAATGGGTCCTGGGTACGCATGGAGCGATCCAGGGCGAACTGAGGGGAAGCATTTGACATATCCCACAGGGTACCAGCCTGTGGGATATGCGCAAGTCAACTAGAAGGTCTTGGCGATCCAGTTGGGACAGTTTGGAGTCTGGCCAGTGCATGAACCGAAGCACCCGCACGCCAGGATACGGCCTGTGGTGGCCACTCGTAGGGGCTGCACCGCCGGCATGGGAATATCCACCGTGGGTGCTGGAAACTGCGACTCCCCTGGAAGTCGGATGGGGATGAAGGCGTTGGGCGGGGGAGGGTCTTGGAACTCCATGGGCGCGACAGTTCCCACGGGAGCTATGTGGACGTGACTCCCCATGCGCGGGTAATCCTTCTCGTCTTCGGGAGCTGGTGGGGCCGATTCCGGCATCATGCCATCCCGGAATTCGTGAGTGCCCCTCACCATCTCTTCAACGCGTAGGCCCATCGCCCGCGCGTCACATAAGAGCTGAATTTCGGCCAACAGGCGCCATGCCGCTTTGGCAAGGTGCATGGTGCCGGGCTCGTTGGGCAACCCGGCCGCTTCCAAGTAGGGAATGTCATCCGTGTCATAGACGTTTCCCTGGCCATGGTCAAACACATGACGCGTGGCCGTGTTGAGCTGGTCCATGGACTTACCTTGTGCCCAGTGTAAGGGCTCTCCTTTGTTGTGTTGCTCGTTGCCTGCCACAGCCACCTTCACCAACTCAAGGATGGCATCAGGATGATACTGTGTCAGGTATGTATAGAGGGGAAGCGCTTTTCGCGCCTTGTAGCCTGTCGGAAGCATGTGTGGGTAACTCCGGTAGGGGAATGGCCGTGAGCAGTATAAACCAACTAACGATGAAAACCACGGGGGCCACCCAGCTCAGCGAATGTGGCCATGAAGTGGTCCCGCGCTACAGGGGGCGCCCAGTAGTTCAATTGAAAGTCCATGAGCTTGTTGGCTTCCTCTCGAATACCTGGGGGCCATTCGAAATCATCGCCCTTGCTGGGCAGCAATACGCGCGACTCGACCGCTAGGGCGATCCAGTCAGCCTTCTTGCAACCCTCGCTGATAGTATCAGACAGGCGGAACTGCTGGCGCAATGCCAGCTCTAGCCGCTTCTCGTGCTTCACATAATCGGGCAACACGGCTTTCCAGGGCTTCGGCATATCCAACAGATATGCTTCGTGCCCGTCGTGCAAGAGACCCTCGAAGGGATCAGCCAGCCCCAGTTGCTCACACAACATTGCTACCAACAAACTGTGCTCAGCCACCGAGTAGAAGCGCAGGCATTGGCCGCCATAGCGGCAGTTGTTGCCCAGCGCATGCCCGACTTCATCAATATCAAACTTCGGGCTGTCCAAGTAGAAACGCTCACCCTTGAAGGTGCTGATGTAGGGCTTTTCGCCCTTGAATCCGTGTTTTACTGTCATGCGTGCGGTGCTCCTACGTCAGATACTGACCCATTGTTTGGCCTTGGCTACATGGCCCTTGCGATCCGCGTACACAGGCGCGTCAAACGTGATACCGTGGTCAGGATGAGTAACCCACATGTTCTGGCTGGGCGGCTCAAATTTGAAGTTGTTGAAAATGGCATATTCATCATAGCCCTTCAGACAGTTGTTGCCTCTCAGGCGTGGCGTGATGATACGCTGGTGGAAGTGGCCGAACTCCAACACATCATAGTCCTGGCCGGTGGCCTGACGAGCCGCGAGCTTCTTCTGATCACCACGGGTGATAGGTCCCAACGGGCCAATGATGCCGTCACCGCCCTTGAACTGGTCCCCATGTGTGGTGTTGTAACGGATGCCATACACGCGGTAAAGCGCGTCTGAGCCATCGGGAATGTAGAACGTCACGCGGTCGTCATCCGCAAAGTGTTCCGCAAGGAATTGATATAACAGCCAACTGTAGCTGGTGTGGTTGCGATTCTTCGCCTGGGTCTTCTTGGTGGCACGGTCGTGGTTGCCGGTCACGCAGGGAATGAAGACCTTGCCGAATGTGTCAGCCAGGAGGGTGACAGCCGGCACAAGGTGACGATACAGGTCCATCAACACCAACATGGTAGTGGCTTCGTTGGTGGTGCTCAACTCTTCGTGAATGTCACCTGACACCATGTCGCCGGCCAGCGGCACCACGACACCGGGGTACTTCATCTCAGGATACAGGATGCTGCACAAATAGATGAAGGTGTCGATGACGTTGGTCAACCGGGCGCGGGCGATGGTCAGGTTGTATTCGTTGTTCCCGCCCACCTGTTTCCTGAACACCCGCTCACCCCAATGGAAATCACTGAGAAACAGTTTGGGGATGCCGGGGCACTTCACGGTCTTGGGCTCATATGCCCATTTGGGGAGTTGTAGCTCATCCGTGTTGAGCTTGGCGGTGCCCAGGATGTCACGGACCGCTGATGCCGTGAGCTGGTCCGCCTTGGCTGACTCCAGCTCAGACTTCAGGTTTTCAATGACGGTGGCTTGGTCGTGTTTCGCTTTAAAATCTTTCAACGTGCCCATGGGCGCTTACTCCAATGCTGCCTTTTTCAAGGCGGGGGTAGCGAACCAAACCAACTTGGACCGGGACGAATTTCCCAGCTCGTGGTTTTGTTCACTGAATTGTTCGTGGTAGGTGTTCAAGTCTGCCGCGCTGACACCTGATAGGCGCGCGAAGTCAGCGTTGTATAAGTACGCGTGACCTTCCTTCTTCATCAGCGCGAAGCCCGCTTTGATGCGCGCGGGTATCCTGACACTGGGAATGTTCTCTACGCGGAAGCCCGCGATAGTGTTGCCTTTTCTCTTGGGGGGCATGACCGGAGTCGTAATCTTTTTACCCATGCGTGCGTACCTTTTCGTAGTAGTGGACATGCTTCCCGTACCACCAACAATGAGGGGCCGGGACGTAAAATCGAAAACCAGAGTCTAACAGATTGACCATGCTTGCATAGTTCCGCATGGTGGTGTAGGTGACACACCGGTCTGCACCTTGCTCCCACGCCCACAGGACGCGGGCCGATATCAGCGATTTATGTAAACCCATGCCGGCTGCCCGCTTCACGACAGCAGCACGTGACAGGAAAACGGTCTTGCCATCAGGCGGAACGTAGAAGACAGCGCTGGCGAAGCCGGCCACACCCTGACCGTCATAGGCTACCCAGAATTCGTGCTCATCACCTACCCATTCATCCGCAGGGAAGGCCAGGGCGTGTATCTCGCGGGCTTCGTCAACATCATCAAGGCGCCGAATGACACCACCCAGGGCTATGGTGTCACCGGGTCGCAGGGTTATAACCTGCGGACTCATACCGATGAGTCACCGTTGAACACCACGCAACTGAACACGGTGATGGTAGGCGGACCACCAGCTTCCACCACGGGATGCTGGGGCGCATTGGCCTGTTGGACCTTGCTGCATTCTTCCACGGTGTCATAAGGCCCGCTGATGTTGTGACGCTCCAACTCCTTGCCATCCAGGGCGTTGAGCTTGATGGACTGGAGAAACAGGGCCGGCTTGGAATCGCCCGTGGTGATAGTCCCATCACCATGCACCATGAAGATATCCTTGGGGCAACCCGATGTCGGGCACGCGGCCAGACATAGTTGATAAGGCGAAGTCTGCGCATTACAAATCGGAATGGCCCCTGACACATTTACCAATCCTGGCTCATCCGCGTGGCTCAGGGTGTGGGCGCCCATGATGGCAACAACCAACAACACGAACAGGGTGAACAAGACGCCGGCGATGGTCTTCATATAAGCACCTCTCTATATTTAACGGGTTGGAACCAATAAGACGGGCCAACATAAGGTTTCGCGTCCTTACGAATCTGTTTGCATCCCTCGCATACGCATTCAACCAACACGGCAGGGTCAACCGGGTGCGCGTACAAATACACGCCGTTAGCTAACTTCGTGGTGGCCATGTCGTGATTCATAATCTCTACTCCGCTAGTTGCGCCCGGAGTGCTTCCGGGTCTTGGTAATGCTTACGGCGCCGTAGCCCTGGAATGCGCGCGCGAGATGAGCAACGACAGTTTATTTCATATCCCGGCCACGTATGCCGGTTTATGGCCGGGTCAAACCAGCCAACAATGACATTGAATATGGTGCGCTGTTGCCCGGCCTTCAAGTGAGTGGGACGGGGCTCAACACCAGCGGCGCTATGCTGCCATTCAGCTTCGGTGATGCCAACTTCATACCGTCGCGTCTTCTCGAAGTCCGCCTTGGCCTTGCTGTTCTGGTCACGGGCGATAAGCGCAGCACGGCGCTGGGCCACGCCACCAACGGCCTGGATGTCCTGGGTAAGCCGATTCAAATCACCCGTCGTAGTAACGACATCCCACACCTTCTGGGACACGTCCTTCAGATACTGTTGGGGGATGCTGCGAATCAGGTTGATGTTGGTCTGTATGCGGGTGTTGTAGGCCAACAGCATGGGCTTCGTGGGTCGAAACTTCAGAGTGAAGCCGGCCCTGGCGAAGCTCGCACGCACCCCGTTGTCTGTGGCCGTCCAGGCGCCACTGGCAAACTTGGATGCAATGCGGTCTTCCATGCTGGACCACTTACCCGTCCAACGTTCCGCGAACTTATCCAGGCTGCGGCGGATGGTATCAACAGGGCTCGCGTCCTGGGCCAGCACCTTGACTGCGTTTCTAAACTCCCAGTCATTCGACAGGAATGCCACCATTTCGGTGGTCATTTCATTGATAGGTGTTAGAAGAGCGTGGTAGTAGCTGGACTCTTCACCAGCGCTGGGCCAAACCGGGTCACAAACAATATCGTCTTCAGTCTGAGCTACCAGCAACATATGAACCCCGGATGAAAGCGTTGGCCGCGTCATGCGTTACGCGGTCAGTCTTGAAGCCCCGACGCCCACCATGGAGCTGGCTGGGATTTGCGTCCGCCCCGTAGGGGTTACTGTACCCCTCAACGGTCTTGGGTGGCCAGCCCCATGTCTGGTATTCATAGGGCCGACGCGGCGGCAAGTCCTCACCTGACCAGTAGCCAAAGGCCGGGTTGGTGGTGTTCATGGCCACTTCAGCGCGTCCAAGCGTTTGATACACTCATAGAGCCGCTGTGACTCTAGGTGCAAAACCATCATGAAGAAGAAATCAACAGGGTCCATTATTCCTCCATCTGGCCCGCCCAGCGCCCGGCTGCCGAGGGATCTTGCGACCCGATCTTACCGGGGGACTCGCTGGGTGGTTACGGGAGCAGCTTACGCAATCATTCTCCCAGGCACCGTGGTGGACCCTAACCCACGATTGACGGCCCAGTCAAGCTACTTCGGTTTGGCCGCCTTCTTTGCTGCCACCTTCCTATCCTTGTCGGCCTGGGCGGCTTCGTGCTTCCTGCCTTCCTTGCCCTGGCGCTCTTCGAACTTCTGACCGTCCTTACGCTCACCCGTGGCATGGTCGCGATCCTTGTCGGCCTCACCACTGGAGTGCTCCTGTTGCATAGACGCCATGTTTGTCTCGTGCTCTTGGTCAGGCGTCATCTCTGGCGCGTTGCCCTTCAGGTTGTTGTAGCCAGACTGCGGGTCATTCTGCAGCCGCTCACGTTCCTCTTGGTTCGTGATGACGCCATTGGCAATGTACTGGGCGCCAGCATCAGCGTCGGCCTTGCGGATTTCCGAAAGCTCTTTCTGCGTGGGCTCATCCATCTGAATCCATTCATACACGATGTCCGGGTCATACGAGCCGAACAGGTGCCACTGGCTAACAACCATGAGCACAGTCAACACGGTGTCCAACACGGCTTCCTGTTCGCTGTGAACCCAGTCGTAGTAAACCTTGATTTCACCTTCGCTGGATGCGTTGAGCCCGGATGGGGTGACACCCAACAGCTTGACCAGGGGAGTGTGAGACGGCGCCGCCATGTGCTCTTGAAACTGCGCCATGAGCTTGTCCAGCGAGCCCAGCGGCACGTTGAACTGGAAAAACTCTTCCGTGTCCTTGTCGATGACAAGAAGCCCACGGTTACCGCGCAGCTTGTTGAACATCTCGGCGCGTCTATCTTCGCCCCCGTCGTCCTCTTCCAAGTAGGCTGACAGGTTGGTGGCAATACCCGACGTGCTGAAGGCATACATGACATCCGACACGCTGTCGCGCGCCCGATACCATTGCATTACGTACGGCTCCATGAGCTGGGACATGGACAGGCCGCCGAAGTTGTAGGCCGGCTTGAACAAGTCCGGCACGGGGCGGCTCACTATATCCAACAGGCGCGTGGCGTGCGTCTTGCGGCCCAACACGAACCATGACACCGGCTTGTAGAAGTCCTCACGTGTTGGATCAATGCTGTTGTAGCTGTAGGGCGTGGTCCACATGGGCTCAATGCCCTGGATGCCCAACAGACAATCTTTGCCCAAGCCGGCTTCAAAGTTGAGTGGACGCTGGCGGGCGATGTCGGATTGATCGCCCTTGATGTCCATGAATAGCTGGTAGCGTCCGAAAATCATGTCATTGTAGACACCGGCCCGGATCTTATCGCGCACCATCATGAGCCGCCAAAGCTCCTTGAGCGCGTTGATTTTGTCGGTCTTGTCACCCTGGCTGGCGGACTTGAAGTGTATCCAACGCCGTGTCATCTCCTTGGCTGTAGTCTCAGCCGGAGCGCGGTACTCACTACGCAACGCGAGCTGGGCAAGGTATGGGTAACCAGGGAAACCGATCTGGGCACAGTAATTGTTGGCCCAGGCGTACATGGGCGCAACCATGGACGAGTCCAACGCAAAGTGTGGGGTTTCACCTGGAAGCGGGTTGGGCTTGCGGCCCTTGGGCACTACGTTGGGCAACAGGTTGGGCGCACCGAACGGACGAGCCACAACGATGGCTGAGCGTGGATCGTCCTCCGGCCCCAGGCGCGCGAAGCCATCAGCAGCCAGTTGCCTGTTGGACATGCGTGATAGATGCATACGCGACACGTTCACGCCCTTGGGGCGGGGCGCAATGTCAGCGTCAGTGCGCGCAAGACCAACTTTCAGATGGTCGTATGCCTGTTGAGCACGCTTCAACTCTTCAAACTCCTTGCGTGTCACAACAACAGAATTGCGCGCACGCTGGGGATGCGACGCGCTCACCTTGGTCTTGGGGCGCATCCGTTTCATAGGCCGGACTTCGCAATTAGCATGTCCGCCACACGGTAGCAACGGTCCACTGCAGCTTCCTCAGCCCCGTCAGCTCCACCGTGGGTAAGGGTGGAATTGTGACCGGCCAGGAACGTGGCAATGGCCAGCCTGACGGCCTTACGGTCAGTCGGGGTGGGCTCAGCATCCAGGGTGCGCCGGTCATCAACAGGAGGATTCATGTGTAAGCCCTTGATTTAATTGCCACGGTTCAAATGGTGGTCTTTGACAATAACCGCCATGCGCTTTGGAGCGTACACCATCATGACCGCGTCGGCCAAGTTCGGGCTGGGTACTTCGTCCGGGGTCTTGTCCACCATGATTTTCCCGTGCTTGCTGAGAACCCACACGGGCTGGCTCAGTTCCATGCACAGTCGGGTGCGCTCAGCCATACTCCCGCGAATCACGATCAGGTTGTCAGCCGTGAAATCTTCCGGGAGCTTCTTGTGTTTGTCCCAGTAGAGTTTGACCGAATAGGTGTACGCGAACAGACGACGCAGCCACCACCATGACTGGGCCTTGTAGTTTTCGAAGTAGTCGATGGCCTTGCGCTGGGTGCCTGGGAACGGCTTCTCAGGGTCGATGACGGGCGCGGTGGCGCGAAAGGGATGGAAGGTGATGGGGTAGCGGCGCTCTTCCTCACGTACGATGTTGAGCTTACGCATGGGCTCACGACACAACGCACCCATACCATCAGCATCATAAATCAGGTGTGTTGTTTGTGTTTCATCCATGTAGTGATAGGCCAGGGCCACGCTGTCACCCGGTTCCCATTGACGGCCGTCGATGATGCCATTGCCACGCCATGACACAACACGCTCTAACAGATAACCATAACGGTCAGCCAGGGCGCATTTGTCCTTACCCAAGTCAGAGATGTCCAGGCCACTCTGGCGCCGCCCCGTAGGCTCGATGCCAATAATGTAGTCCAAGTCAATCGCAGCCTGCACATGCGCCTGGGGAATAATGATGCCATCAACCGACGCGTTGAAGTTGCAATCTATCTCCTGACTGACAACAACCGGGTCTAGCTCGCGGCACTTCTGGTCATACCATTCTTGGTCTTTACGTGGATCGTCGCGCCAGGAGAAATCAAAGCGGGGCACATGGGCATTGTGGGCACGTTCAGCAAAGCTGTTGGCTGAGCCATTGACGCTGCTGATATCGATTCGACAGTTGGTGGTAGCCGATAGCGAGGCATCGACAAGCTTAGGTCTTTCGAGGTGGGCAGATTCATCGATACCATAGATAGCCGTTCGGCCACCGCGTCCGATGTTATCCCCGGCTTCTCCAGTAAAGGCGCATTCTGTGTAGGGGAATTCCAACACCATGTATTTTGAATCACGTTTAGCACTCCAACCATTCTTGAACACAGGGGGCAGATAGCGCAGAAACATACGGCCCTTATAAAACAAACAGTCAGGGTCGCCAGTGCGGTCTACCTTGTCAGCCTTGGCAGACCCAACACCTATGTTGATGTTGCGCCATGTCAGGCACAGGGCTATGCCGAACGTCATAAAACACCACGATATCCCACAATCGCGGGATTTCACTGTGGTGCCACCGCTAGCCTTTGGGAAGTCGGGGAGCTTGCCTTGCCACAGGTTGAATGCCCATATCATCCAGTCAACCTGTTTGGGCATGAGCAGGAAGGGCATGAGCGGCGTACGACCTGGGATGCTGGCCACGCGCGGATCAACCGTCACACCCCAGTCGTTCACCATGTCCCAAGGATGCCATTTGTAATGCACCTTGAAGTCAGCCACCAGAGAGGGGTCAGCAGCCAGCTTTTGCAACACCCTGGCCCGCTGGCCCCAGATGGGGACATAGTCAGGATTGCGCCAGTCGAAAGCCTTGGGCGCATCCAGGGCGTGCGCTGGGGCTATCTGCACCAGGGCGCCGTCGTCCCCCATGTGCGGGGCAACGTCGGCCACAGTCGCTTGGGTCATGACGCCTGCACCAACGCCAGATAACGCTTGCTTGCCTCTTCAGGGCTCGCGGTGCTGGGTATATCGTACATATCGGCGGGTAGCTCACGGCCGCCCTGGGTCTTCACGGTTTGGTCTACCTTCTCAATGGACCAACCCAACAGCTTGGCGAGCTGGGCCATATCAGCGTTGCGGTCTGCCAGCTTCACTTCAATGCCCTGGGCTGTCTCCTTGACGCCTTCATAGATCAGGGCGGCTGAGCCTGACAGTTGGGTGGTGTCAGAGATGACAGTCTTACCGAAACCATCACCCATGCAATCAGGGCTGTCGCACGTGGGCTCGGGCTCGCGGTGGGGGTCGAAGCCATAACCACCTTCATCCGTAGGTAGCTCCTTGCGCAGGGGGCTATCACCTGGGAGCGGCCCGTTGAAATCGATCACAGCAGCCAGGGACAGGGCAAACTCCATTTCGTCCTTCCATTGGTACTGATGGCCTTCGCCGTAGCAGCGGCGGCAACAGCGGCGCACATGATTCACCACGTCACGCCTATCAGCCATGATTCGATCCCATAAGAACTGGATGAGCCGCTGTTTACTCACCGTTGATAGGGCGGCCGCCGCGTCACGTAGCTCATTCAGCCTGCGCACCACAGCCGGGTTGTTCTCCAGCCGCTTGCATTCTGTCCAGATGGTTCCAGGCTTGGTGGCCACTCCGACGTTGTACGCACGACGATAGGCAAAGCCACGATTTCCATTTTCTACCAATGTCACGCAGTACAGCTCTTGCTGTGGTGTGAGCTGACTTCTATTAACTACCTCCTCATCAATGACAACCTGGGGAATTCCCACGGGAGCTGGAAGGAGGGGTTGCTGGGGGCTATCTTGGTTGTTCGTGCTCATGGGGTGCACTATGCCCACGCTAGCGGATTATGGCAAGTGGAGGATAGCCATGATTATCATCAGTATGGTCATGGCTCATTTCGAGATACCCTCCCTATACCCCCTTACGAAAATTAATAAGAGATAGAAATAGTAATAGATAAGGGGTAGAGTATATTCCCATCTATTATTAATTAAAAAGGTTGAGTATATGCGGGCATCAAAACCATCCATGAGGGTTGAAGATCTTCCTGGCAACCGTGACGAAGCCATAGCCAGCGGGGCCAGCTACTACTTCACGGGTCAGCCATGCCGCAAGGGCCACATCGCCCCACGCTATACCCGAAGTGGCGCGTGCAACGAATGCCTCCACCCCACGCTCACGAAGCCCAGGGTGACGACAGACGTGCGCTTCATCGCGCGGTCTATCCCTTTTTCCATTGACAGGCGACTGGCGTTGTCGGAGAAGTACCTACCCCAGCTCGATCAATACCTGCAGGGCTGCATAGGGCACTTCGTCCAACACCTTGAGACCACGGACCACTCATTCCCCATGTGGTGCTCAGGCTGTCAGGGCAAGGGCAAGACCATTGACCCCAGGCGTATCCCTGTTGTGTTGAAATGCGAGACGTGCAACGGGTCTGGCGTCCAGGCAATGCCTGACTTATCCAACTTTAAGGTGACGCCATGAAGCGCTCACTATTGCCTGGAGCATCCAGGGGGCTGGGGCGCACGAAGCCACACATTGAGTTGGACAAGGGCGTATGGTATGCGTTCAACATCCTGCCAGGACCAGGGGCGTACATGGGCAGAGTGATACACAACGCTGAAGTGGTGGAGACTGTTGGCCGTGGCCCTACGGCGGCCCATGCTTTCACGGACTGGTTTAATATGAAGTGGCACGCGACAGTAGATCTGACAGCGGGGGCACCATGATTATCTGGGCCGTACTGTTGATGTTGCAAAATGCATGCTTCACCTGGGTGAGCCGGTCGCGCAATTCAACCCGTGTGAGTGAGCATGCCCTGGCGTCGGTGTGCTCCAACGGGCTCTTCATCATAAACCTGTGGTTCAGTGTCGATTACTTGCACCATACCCAGGGCTGGGGCCAGCGGCTCATGGTTGCCGCTTTTTACATATTCTTCACCACCGTGGGCGCCGTAGTAATGCATTTACGGCTCTTGAAGCGAAAAGTGTGACGTGGGTCTAGACACGGATGTAGGTGAGCGCTACACTGTGCCCACAGTAACCAACGGAGATGACCAAGTGAGCTTCAAACATACCGCGACAATCGATGGCGTTACCTTTACCCGCGTGAGCCAAAGCCGTACGTATACGCACTGTATCGTTGTGAAAGTCCGGTTGACCGATGAGCGGGCCGTGTTCGCCCAGGGCACACGCCAGACCATCACTGACCGATTTACCTACTACACCGAAGTGATTGCGGGCGGCCATAAAATGGATAGGGCGCACCTGTATCGCCTGGACCGGGTTTTTAACTCGTCAGGGCGCCCGTTGGAAGAGAAGTATGCGGAGTCAGACAAACAGGCTGACGAATCTGATGCTCGCCAGATGGCCGAAGCCCTGGAATATGTGAAGAACGGTATTGAAGAGCGCATTGCCAAGGAACTGGCCGACTACGACGCCCGGATCGCCAAGAGTAAACAAATTTCATCTGACGGAAAGTACCATTACCTGGGTGGTTCGGAGTGGTGCGGACGCCCTGGCTTGGCTGACAAGGCCCTGGCCCAATGGATGAAGCGGGGCGAAGTTGCCATTGCCGTACCTGCAACATTCGTAGAGACCAAGCCGCGCGCGAAGAAGTGAGCTTCAACAGGACATCCTGGGAAGGGTGTCCGATTGAACCCCACCACACTGGAGATGCCCACGTGATTCAACGAGTAACTGAAGATAGCTACCTGAGCGGAACTCCCGCCAGCGAGTCCGCACCCGCCGCAGTTGAGCCCACCTATACCGTTGGTGACCGGGTAAAGATCGAAGGGTATGCGCTGTCATTGTTTGGGTTCCGCACGCTGTACCCCATCCACCGTGATGGTGACTTGGTGGCCTTCGTAGGCGTCAAATCAGGCTTTGGCAAGGGTTGGAAGTTGTGGCCCGTACAGATTGCCCCCGAGGGTGCGCGGTTTCAGTTCCAGGGTGCCCAGCCCAACACCAGTAACCATGATTATCTGTCAACCCATTGTCACAAGGAAACTGCGGTGGAACGGTTGAAGTGGAACTTGGAAAAAGGGTTCGGCAAGTTCCCTACGCTGGGCGAGTTGAAGAAGGCGTCCCAGGACGCCTGTGACAGTCAATTGGCGTTGGCCAAGCAAATGCTGGAATCCCAAGTGAGCAGCCAGGAGACGCTGAAGCGCCAGATAGCAGTGCTAGATAAAGTGTTGGGGGAAGCCATGACGCCCACAGCTGAGGAGTGGACCGACTTGGGGGCCATAAAGCTGAAGCTCACCAACGAGCTGGCATTGCGCGAAGGGAACATATTGCGCCAGCGGGAATACGTGGCTAAACTGAGCGGCGCGTCACAGACTTCGGTGTAGCACTCACCTACAGTACACCCACGCATAACGAATACGCACGTTAACTAGAGTGAGTACGCAGGCATGTTCAGCGAGGCATACCATACCGGTTTCGAAGCTCACGCGCAGGGTGAAGCTCGGTCAGCCAATCCTTACGGATGCAACACCTGGGATTTTGATGAATGGTACAGAGGCTGGGACGCTGCAAACGACATCGAATAATATGGACCCGTACAACACTCTCGACCACAAGACCCGCGCCCAGGACACCATTGACTGGCCGGGTCCTACCGATAGGAGCACGAACCGTGACAGACAAACAGTTGACCAAGTACCGCATGGCGATAGTGGACGAAGGGCACCACATCGTAGCCACGGACCCCGTGAAGTGGGGAACACCGGACAATCTGCGGCCAGCGCTGAATACACTGGCCAAGACCGATTTAGTGGCGGCCCCTTTGACAATCGGTTCCCTATTGCCGCAACCCCTGCGCAGATTCTTCGCGACATTCGCCGAGTGCTCGACATCCGCAGCGCTGGCCCTGTTGAACCGGGTCCGAGTCGCGTTGTACGGCCCGGCCCTGGTACCCAAAGGACTCGGCGGGACGAATAACTTCAGCGAGTGGGGGACGCCCTACGAAACCATTCGGGAAGACGTGCGCATGGCCGTGTTGATGACGGAAGCGCTGGACAAGATTCGGTTTACTAACCGCCCTGACACCGTGATTTACTTTGCGGAACAGGCTGCCAACGTGGAGCTAGCGCCGTTATGAGCTACAGAACACCAGAAGAGTTAGCGCGGCGCCGTAGCAAGACGGGCATTTTGCCCCTCGACGAAGCCCACGCGGTGAAGATGGAAAAGGAGTATCAGGCTACGATGGTCCGCCTGGAGTGCCCGCGTTGTGGCATATGGTTGGAAACTCAACGGGAGCATCTTGGGTACTTTGGGAATGAGGGTATGAATTGCCCCAACACCCTCAGCTATGGCGGCCTTGGTTGCAGAACATTTATGGAAGTGAGGAATACCCCATGACACCCAAAGAATTCCAACAAGCCCTGTGCAAACGCATTGTCTCCCGGCTCCATGCCCAAGGTCACAAGCCTGGGAAGAAGCAAGACCGGGCCGCCCTGGAGCTTCTTTGTGGAGCATGTTTGGTCCTGGAGATATCTGGCTCAGACCAACTCAGCTCTATGTTGTTCCTGACTTCCATTGCGGCCAGCAGGGGTTCGGCTTCGACTGTGGCTAACGTAGCGGAGACGGGGAAGCTAGCATGACCCCCAAGGAGTATGAGACTGCTATTCATCGGTTGGCTGTGATCGCTACTGACATAGCCATGCGTACCCCAATTAAGTGGACCAGCGCCCAGTATCTGACGAGTATCCGAACCCACACCGTGGACGAAATACGGAAGGTGTTGGACGCCATGGGTGTTGACTGGCGCAAGGCGCATAAGACGTTACGTGATGAGCGGAAGGCGTTGAAGAGGATGGCGAAATGACCGACAACACAGTGATCGATGCTGAATGGGCTGACGTGACCCCGAGCAATTTGCCGGCTGTGATCATCAAACGCCCATTGCCCACCGAGATTACTAACGCGCGCATCAATGCTGCTACGTTGCCCACGGTGGTGATGAACGCCCGAAACGCGATTGCGAAATGCACTGACCTGAGCCAATTGTTGCGCTACAGGGACCGCGCTGAAGCCATAGCGGCGGCTGTGCGCACCATGAAGGAAGTTGGACCGCAGATGGTTCGCGACGCGAACAAGATGATGGCCGATGCATGGAGAAAGGGTGGTGAATTGCTGAGCCAATACAGTAGCATCCCGATAGCCACAAATAAAAAGGGGAAGCTGGGGTTTAGCAATTTCAAACCATCCCCTAGGACGGAAGTCGCCAGGAAGCTAGGCTTGAAAGAGGAAGAAACACGGGCCATGGTGAGGGTTTACAAGGCGCCCTTGCAAAAAGTCCATCAGGTGGTTCAAAAGACTTCAAGTTTGAAGGTGGCGGCGGACAGACTTCCAACAACCGACAGATATCGTGGGGGAGCAGTTACTTATTCCGATGATTTACGCAATGTATCTACTGCATTAACAAGAATGTTGACCAACGCAAAGATTGTTGACGCTGGAGTATTGAAGCGTCTGACGCCCGATGAGCGTAAGGTGGTCAAGGCCAAGATTACGGAAATCATGGAATTGTTAGATGAAATGGATAGGTTGTGCAAATGAACCGTAGGGGCTTCCTGAAGGGCTTTGTTGGAGCGGTGGCCAGCGCCGCCCTGGCTGAAGAGCTGTCAACCAAGTCCATCTTCCTTCCCCCACGGGGCGGGTGGCCGCGCAAGCGCACCTACGGTGGTTTGCTGTCCGAAAATCTCGTACAGATCTCTGACGTACGTTTGTTGCGCAGTCCTGAAGAGGTGGCAGAGTTCCTTGGGCCTAACGCTGGAGTCCCGCAGTTCCTAACTAATTGGATGGACCCTGAAATTGTCAACGTTCTCGTTTCACCGGAAAAATACGACATCATAAGGAAGCTGACATGAGCCCGATTTACGAATGGCTTGCCTGTATGTGCATTGGCGCTATCATCATGGGGGCGGTCCTCACGGCCAACATACCCCATCTAAGCGCGGCCACCATAGCTGTCCTGGTTGGTATCGCTCTGTTCGGCATGTGGGCGAATGACCACGTGCGGGGCGGCTTCTCCATGGCCTTGGCCATCACGTTCCTGATTGTGTTGGTGACAGGGTGAAACTGCGATGGGGCTATGTGAGCCATAAGCCCCAAAAGCGGCTCACCCCCAAGTCCGCATTTCTGCGGCGCCTGGAGCGCATGCAGAAACCTGCACCCGTTGATACTCATTGGTTCGGAGGACAAACATGTGTGACGACACTACAGCCGAGGCAGCGACGCCCACAATCGGCGCAGTGACGTTGCCGGCCGGCATCACGCGCAAGTTGTTTGTGGACCGTAAACGCGCCGCGCTGGGAAAGCCGCCTATCGTGGTGGAGGAAGAAACACCGGGCAACGGTGTGACACGCTGGTATGCCCGCGACGTGAAGGGATGGGGGTGGCCGGCACGTGGCCCTGCGGTGGAGTTTGAATTTAAGTGGACTGGTCGCAATGATATTGCACCAGCCCTATGGATTGAAACCGACAACGAACTGGAGCTGACAATATGAGTGAGAAACCGAAGTCCCCTAACAGGAAGCCTGAGCACCCTGACATTCAACGCGCGCGTAGGGATGTCAGTGACCGGGCCAATGAGTACTCTCTGGCCTTCCTGGCGATGGAAGCGGCCAACGCGAAAGTGCAGGCAGCCACCGAAGTCACGCTGAAGGAACGTCTGGCCGAGTTCGAACAGGTGGCCCAGGCCAAGGTTGTGGCCGCACGCAAGCTCAACGATGCCCAGGGCGTCTTAGAAGCCGAGCTGAAGAAGGTGCGCCGTGGCTGAGCTGATGTGCGTGGACTGCGGCCTATTCGAAACCCAGGTGTGTGCGGACCTTCGTAAATGCAATACGGGGCGCTGTGGCGGTTGCAATGGCGTCCTGGCCCCCGTGGGGTCCTGGGTATGGGACTGGGTTTGTACGGGCGTTGGAGCAGAACGCGGTGACGTTTGGTTTTTCCGCGTAGGAATCGCGGGGCTCAGAAGACGCCAGGGCTACACCGCTGATGACGCCAACAGCCTCACCCGACACCTCAATGAACGGGGTACCTTTCCGCACTATCCAGGGTTTTAAACTGTGACCAGGGCCACGGACGGCCCCGTGGGAGTCGGTATACTGCAACCCCATGAGCACACACATTGAAACCCTCGAAGAGTACATGGCCCGCCGCGCTCAAGTGCGGGAGGAACTGTTGGCGGATGACGGCCAGGATGATTGGCTGGTAGAGTACGCGACAGGAAAGATACCGGAATCCAGTTTCGCCTGGGCCGGCTTCTCCCCTGGTTTCATGACCAAACGACAGGCGGAATAACATGCACTACATACTCGTTTTAACCTTCTGGCTCAACGGAGCCATGATTGACCAGCACAAAAGCTCGTACCCTACGGACAAGGCGTGCCATTCCCGCGCTGCCGAGCTGTCCCAGGAATTCGGTACCGGCGCCGATGGGACGAAGCTCATTACGGCATGCGTGTGGGCGCCATGAAACGCAAAGTACACATCGGGTTGGCCCTGGCTGCGGCCATGGCCGTGCCGCTCCAGCGCTTTCCCACGCACGCTACAGGCGTCATCGAGGAAATGCGTCACACCAGCGAGATGACCAAGACGGACGCCCAGCGCAACAAGGAGCGCCCCAACAGGCAGGGAATGAACCGGCAACAACGTCGTGCCCTGGCTGCCAAGATTCGACATGGTGAAGTTCGGCTGACCCCCGAGGGGAAAGCCTTCGACGTGTAGCGCTTGCGCCCCCTCGGTATTATGTGATGTGATCAGCATCACGTCACCAGGGGAAGCAGTGATGAAGAAATTTTGGCAATGGTGGGAGTCTCTGGGCTTCCGTCTCATGTACCCTGAAAGGTTTGAAGATGACACCGACACAAGGCGAACGATCCCGGAAATGGCGCGCGACTCCTAAAGGTCAGTACAGCGTGCACAAGCACAACGCAGCGTCCCGAGGCATTGAATTCAATCTGACATTTGATCATTGGTGGGCCATTTGGCAGAAATCCGGTCACTGGGGAAAGCGTGGCAACCGTAAGGGCTACTACGTCATGTGTCGCAAAGGCGATGAAGGCGCGTATACTGTCGGTAACGTCTTCATAGGCTCGTTCAGTCGCAATGTCCAAGACCGTAATCGCTCAGTAGTTCGTAAGCGGCATACGGCTCGTTCCACAACGGTAACGTACGACTCAACAGCCTGTTGATTGCGCGGTGGTCTCCTGGGGTGATTAGCTCCTGTTAGGGCCGTCATACCCCGATGGCGTGGCGCACATCCACGACCCCAGGCAGACTTAACGCGGCTTCCGGCTCATGATATAGACCCAGCGGTGCCCGTCCCAGAACGCTGTGGCCATGAAGCTCAGCACCTTGTAGTAAGTGTCTTCCGGGTTGGCCCACATGAATTTGCCCGTGCGCTGATGCACCATTCCCACGGCGCCCCACTCATAGTACTGATTCATTTCTGTGCCCCGGTGTATGCGGCCACGATCTGTAGCGGTTGGGTCTCAGCCAAGGCCGGGTGGCCAGCCTTTAGGAACAGGAGCGGCATGGACCCGTCTGGCATCCTGACCGGCATACGGCCCCCTGGAAGTGCTGGGTGCAGCACATACCCCATGGTGCTCAAGAGCTGACCGCGAGCCCTGCGCGGGATGGTGTTGTCTTTACCGATACGGCCCAGGAGCCGGTCCAGGGCCGCCGATGAGACCCAGCCGCCCTTGAAGCCTTCCTGCTGAGTGTTGATGGCTTCTAGGACTTCCTGCTCGGCTACACCCCAGCCTTCCATGATGGCTTCGTTGGTGCTGGTGGTGTCGGGTGCGCGGCGGCACGCCTTGGCCGGGTTGTACTCATCGGGTATGGTCGTATTGAGCAGCAACCAACGGATGGTTTCCCAGCCGCCAGCGTTGGCCCAATCCCACAGGGCATTGAAGTAGGGCATATCCAGGCCATCACGGGCCAAGTCGGTTTTGAGCTGTTGGGCGCAGTAGAACACGCATATGCGTCGGTCTTCCTCGGTTTTACGTACGCCATTCTTGTGGTTAGAGAGTAACATGCCGTTGAAGCAAACTTCGCGCGTGACGGAGTCAACACCCTTGGCTTCTATTTCCAGCTTATCTTGAGTGATGAGGAGCTTTAGGGATTCCCACACGTTTCCGTGCTTGTGGTCTATTTTAACTTCGTCGATTCGCACGAAGAGCTTCCCATAAAAAGCCGCATTAAAACGGCCACCAAGTTTACTGGCGTCCGCAGCGTGAGTGAACTTACTTCCAACACATCTTTCGAGAGCTTCACAAACGAAGCTCTTACCATTACCAGGGACTCCTTGGATGAATGGCCACCACTGGAACTTCACGCCAGGGTTTTGTACCACGGCGGCCATGTAGTAAAGCAGGATTTCAGCATCACGCCCATTGGGCAACAGCTTCTTCAGGTGGTTCCAGAATGGCGCGTAATCTCCAGGCGCGGCTTCGATGTCAACGGGGACAAAACTGTTGATGTATTGCATACCTTCCTTCCATACAACGTCGCCTGGGGGCGATAGCGGGGCAAAATAAAGACCCCGGACCTTGGGGAATGCGTGGACTTCTGACTGCACAAAGGCCGTCCAGGCTGAGCGCTCAGGCTTGCAGCCGTCAATCGTGGTGATAAACGTAACGCCTGGAAATCGGTTGTCGAAGCGCGTGGAATCCAACAGTGTGCCGTCTGGCATCATGGCCATGTTAATGTCCTCAACGTACACGCAGCCGTGGAACATCTGTTGTTGTTCTTCCGTGCCGACCATCGTCCCAGGGGGCGGGCATTCTCCTGGCCCCAGAGTCTTGACAGTCGGAAGGATGACGCCCGGTAGGCCGACAATACCCTGGGTGTTGATTTCGACAAGGGTCCCCGTTAGCGGTGCCTGGGCAACGGCTTGGGGGACGGCGGACGGTGTTGGTAAAATAACCGGGCTTACACCTATCCCGGTCGATTCTGCGGGTCCTGATGCACCAGTTGCCGCGTTAGGAACTTGAGCAGCCGAAGGGTTCGGCTGATTCGGTCGCCCCTGTCTGTCGTTATACCACTCTTTCTGAGTTGCGCAAGCATTCAGTATGGTGCCCTGGAAATAATCTTCGCGTTCCCACTTATCACGCGCGAGTCCTGAAGCCTTCATCAGCCGGGCCATGCGTTCGCAGTTGTTGCCGGTCCAGAAGGCCAGATGGTTGGCCATGGCAAGGTCAGCGCTGGAGCGGTCCCAGTCGTCACCGGTGGAGCTGGGGAACGTCCTGGCCAGCTTGTCCGGGTTCGCGATCCACAGGTCGATGAAGGCCGCCTTGCCCCCGAACACGACCCCAGCCCCGTGGGAGCGCACGGCCTTATTGATCAGCTCGCTGTCATCCGCCGGCCCGCTCCACTTCGCGCAGGGGGTGCTAGTCCATTCCGCGTCGGTCGCTTCCGGCCGGGGTGGAAAATATTCGAGCAACAGATTGGTCAGGGCCTTGGTGTGGTCGGATTGAAGGTCCCCTTGCCAGTAGGTGCCCGTCAGTCCAATGAAGCGCGCCTTGGTATAGGCTTCGGTCTTCAGGGGTGAGCATTTCGAGCTGTGGGACTCCAGGGCGCCCGTATAGCGACCCAGGATATGCAGACCCCTACCGCTGGCGGAAAGCTCCATGGCGGCCCCAGGAAAGCGGCCCACAACCTGTTGCGCCCACGGGCTCCACTGGCCCTGGGCGTCCACAGCATCGTCCAAGTCTATGCAGAATAGGCCCGATCCTTCGTATATGACGATGCCCACGCCGTAGCCCTGGCCAAGACTCGTAGCCCATAGGGCGGCTTCGTGGGCAGTTATCCAATTAGCCGGATTCAGATGTGCGCCCGTCTTGCTGTCGAAAACGCGTCCAGTGAGCGGGTCCACAGGCCGTTTGTCCGATTTCCAAGACCCTGGTTGCGGGACGAGCTGGTAAACGACAAAGCATTTCCAGTTGGCGGCCGGTCCAAGGGCATCTACTATATTCATGCGTGCGGTGTTCCTGGGCGCCATGCTTGCCGCTGGCGCCTGGGCTTTTTACTGGGCTATGACTTTCAGCGCCGCGCGCTTCAGAGATGACGGTATGCCGGGAAATATTTCCCACATCGATACCGCTCCCGCAATCACCTTCACATTCTTTGCCCTGACGGCTTCGGTTACAATGTTGATTCGAGTCACGCCCGCGTTTCCCATGTAATAGCTCACGAGGCTGGGCGCGCATTTCGCTTTCTTGGCAATGTCAGCACGTGTGACAGCGTGGAGTGGCAACGATTCGGCTAGTGCGACCGCTGCGGCAAGTATTTTGTCTTTCATAATGCGGGCTACCTTATCGGGGCGTGACGGAGCCGTCAACCAAAGCTACCGGGACCGCTCACCATCTTGGCGTCACCACCCAGGCTGTTGATGAGCGTGGCCCATTTGAGCTGGGCTGTCTCTTCTTCGGTGCCTGAGAATTTCCAGTCACCTTCTTTGCACTCGCGGGATGTGAAACGTAGAACAGTCTGGCCAACCATAGCCTGCGTGATGAGAGTCCGCCGGCCCCCTATAAGGTCGCCTGACTTCAACACCTTGTTCAGTTGTTCGCTGTCGTTTGCAAGGCCCCACCGGATGAAACGCCCCTTGGTGCCGTCCCGGTTCGATATCTGCCCGGCCCCGTTGTTGTTGCGCCATAGGTGAACCCCGTGTTTGGATGCTTCCAACCTAACACGAGACTGGACAGCGCTTTCAGACATGCCTTCATACCCGCCAGTCTGTGAAGTCACAATGGCTAACTCTTCCAGGGCTTGCGGTGGAAGGCCCCACCGCAACGCCCATTGTTCC